ACTATATTACTCCGCTACGGGGCTCGCGACTTGTTCTCGCGTGTCCTCGAATAAACTTGTAAGAGATTCCATAATCCCTTCTTTCGCCGCTCCCGCGACTTCTTCCGGCGGCGTTCCGGGAGGGACGTTAACTTCAATCGGAGCCGAGACGGTCGTCGAGTTACCTCCGGAAGCTCCCGCCGTTGCGGTTGAATCACTTGGGCCAAAACCGAGAAGTCCGCCGACTCCGTTTTCCATTGCGTTACTAAAAGAGAAACCGTCCGAAAAAGTTCCAAATCCTTTTTTGAGAGACTCGATAACTCCGCCGCCGCTTGTCAAAGACTTGACGGTTTCTATAATCCCCCTAATTTGAGAAATAAAGAAGCGAATGGGGACGGTCATAACCGCGAGGGCTCCGCGAACTATCCCGGGAAGAGAGTTAAAGCTATCTCCAATGCTCGTCACAAAGGCGTCTATTTCGTTTATGATCGCGCCTAGGACCGAACTCTCGCCGTTGAAGTAGGCGAATATGTCGTCGAAGACGAGAAAAATAACCGCCGCCGCCGCTGCGATAGCGAGTCCGATCAATAAAAATTTCCCTATAAGTAAAAGAAGCCCTAAATTTGTTATACCTATCGAAGCCGCAAGAGCCCCGAACCCGGTTACAAGAGTTCCTATCCCAATAACGACCGTCGAGATTATAAGAATTAAAGGTCCGAGAACGGCGGCGATTCCTAAAAGGACAACGATAACCGTCTTCGCCCTTTGGTTTAAGTTCGTGAAGAAGTTAACCATTCTCATTATGACTTTTAAGGCTTTTTGAGCGGGCGGGATTAAGATTTTCCCAAAAGAGACGGCGAGGTCATTGAGTCGAGACCCAAGGAGTCGCATTTGGTTCGCGAAGCCGTCACTTGTCCGGGCATAATCCCCTATCGCGTTCTTACTTTGAGCTTGCGCGAGTTGTAGGGTCGCGTAAGCTTTTGCTTGACGTTCGGTCTCGAAAGTCAATCCCTTTTGAGTGTTCTCTAAAACTTTCGCTTTGACGTCCGCGTCGAGAATGGAAATCCCGAGCGACTTAACGCCTTCCCGTTCCCCGAGAAGGGCTTTCGTTAATGCGGCGGACGCGCCTTCGGCTCCGCCCGAAAAGTTCGTAAATGAAGCGAGGTCGACCGCGAGTTCGTTAACTTGTTTCGATAAGTCGAGCGCGGACTCTCCCGTGAATCCAAAGCCCGAGAGAAGGTCTCCCGTGTCGCCGAGAAGTTCCCGCGCCTTGGTTGAAGAGAGACCAAAGTTTTGAGCGAGGTTATTCGCGACCTTTTCGGATTCGTCTCCGACTTCCTTAAAGACCGTCCCGAATTTCGAGAAGGCTTCTTCGGAGTCCGACGCTGCTTTAAGGGCCGCCGCGCCTATCCCGACAATGGGGAGAGTTACGAAGGTCGTTAAAGAGCCTCCGACTTTTTGCGCTCTCTCGGCTATGGAAGTCAATCCGCTTTTTGATTTGTCGATAGCTCCGTCTACTTTCGCGACCGAAGACTCGTCGAGTTTAAATCCAAATTTCGCGAATAACTCCCGTAAAATCATTTTTTCTTCCTTGACTCTTTCGAAGCTTTCGCTTCGATTTCTTCTCGAATGTCTAAAGCTTCGTGGAAATCTAAGACTTCACAAAGCGAGAGCCATTCGTCTATTTCCCGATAGGTCGTAACCTTCGCGAAAATCGGTCGAAAGACAAACCAATCGACCGTCGACTTTTCCGGAATAGCTATCTCGTCGGACCCGGAGGCTTTTTTTATCCGACGAGGTCTTTTAAAAAATCGGAATAGTTTGTTTCAAGAACAAAACGAGCGAGCTTAAACATGGCCCCCATTCCGCCGAACTCCGTAAAGTGTCCGTCAATGCTCGTTAACTTTTTATAAGCGTCTCCGTCCGTCGTAAAAGTGACATGGTCCGGATGAATAATTTTCTTCAATAAAGTTTCCATTTCGTCTTCGTCGAGCTTTTCGGTCAACGCGGAAAGGGCTTCGGAGATCAATTTTCCGTCGATTTGTTGCTCAAGAAGTCCTTTGCCCCCTTCTTTTTTCATGTTCGCGAGCTTCCCAATGGGTTCCCCAACGATCTTTAAAAGACGGGTTAAAAGCTTGGACGCCTTAATGGGCGACATAGGCGTGACATTATATTGAACGTCGCCGATAGTTGTTCTTTGTGGTTCTCTCATTTTACTTTCCTCCTTAAAAAAAGTTTTTTGAAATCAATTTATAAAGCGCGGACAACGCCTTCCGCGCTATAACTTTAGAGGGTCGGATTTCCGCCGACGCTCATGTCTAAGTTTTCGCATTGAATCACATATTCGCGAGTCGAGTTTTCCTTCGCGTATTGGGTCGAAGGAAATTTCGAAATATAACTCGATTCGGATTTATGAACGTCCGCTCCGGAATTGTCTCGGATTAAAACCGGGAAAACTCCTTGATTATTTTCTTCGTCGTTTTTCAGAGCGTCCGAAAAAACTTGATTTGACGGACTCGTTTGGTTTAGGACGATTGTTATTTTTCCCGCTTTGTTCGCGTTCTTAACTCTTGTCCCGCCTCCCGAAGTCGAAGGCGCGTAAGTATAAGCGTCCTCGTCTCTTTCAACCGTGATAAAAGTTCCTTCCGCGAATCCGGAAATAACTTGTCCGTTAACTATGACGCTCATGTCCGCCGGGCGATATTCTCTCATGATTATTTCTCCTTATTTCCTAAAAGTTAAACCGTTACAACGCCTTGAATTCTTATTTCATGGACCGCGCCTTGAAGAAGTCCGTCGAACTTAATGTCCGGAAGAACTCTCGAAGCTCGGTCATTAAAAGAAATCTCCGAAAGAACCGGCTTCGTAATTACGAAAGAGCCGTCGACGAGAATCCCTTGGTTAACCGCGCGTCTTCCGACCGCTTCCATTTCGTTAATGATAATGTCGACGCCTTGGTCCGTGTAAGGGATTTTAGGGAGGTTAACGAGACGAGCAAAAATCGCTTCTTGTAGCCTTGCGTGTAACCAATCGACTCCGCGAATTTCGTCAATGAATGAGCCGTCTCCGGTCCAGCCTTCTTCGGTTATCGCGATTCCTCCGACTTCGTTGTAATAGTTCGCGTTCTTGTCACGAAGGGCCGTTCTTGCGGCTCCTGTAAAAGCGTCAACGATAATTCCCGTAAGGCTCTTAAACTTCCAAGTCAAAGAACCCGGTTCGGCGGGGAGACAACGTCCCAACCAAGCGATTTCGGGATATTTTGTCGCCGCTTCCGCGTTATAAAAAGAGAATGAACGGGTTTGGCTATTATCCGAAAAACTCTTCGCGAGGTCTCCGGTTGAACTCGGGTTTAACATTTCCGCGTCGGCGGAAGCGTGTCCGGAGATTCTTTTTTGAGTTGAAACATAAGCCGCGCAAGCCTCTTGGTCGGCGAGAGTTCTCGACTCCGTCGCAAGCGCATACCAATCCGAACGCTCGTCGTCGATAGTGGCGAGGGCTTCGCCGATTGTTTCGATTCCTTCGACGTAACCCACGAGAACTTTTTCCGGGACAAGGTCTTGGGAAAAGAACGTCGTAAGAGCGTCAAAGACTACGCCGGACGTAAAATCGTCCTTGAAGGAGCTTTGGTCGTATTCGCCGACTCTTGTCGTTTGGCCTACGGGCTTCAAAGCGTCGTCGGTAACGAGAAGGAGCATGACTCCGAAACCCTTTTGAGGGACCGGCGTCGTTTGACGGTCGATTTGAATGTTAATGATGCGGTCGAGTTGACTCATGATTTTATCTCCTTTTAAGAATCACTTATAGTAAGTTTTCCCGGGGCTTTCACTTGGTCGGCCACGTCTATTATAGTTCCGTCGAGGGTTACTTCCCCTATGGTTTCGACGGTCTCGCTCAATAATGAAACGACTCGGATTCTTACGTCCATTTGAGCCCGTTGTTCATAATTAGAGTTTAACAACGCCGTCAAGTCTTGAATAGACAAAGCGTCAATAAATGCAAAACTTTGTCCACGCGCTTTCGCTTTAAACCGAGCGGCTTCTCGAAATCTCCGACTTTGGATTTTCGTTTGAAGAAGGGCCATCTTTTGAAAGGCGTCTTCTCGATATAAATTGACCGAGAGAATAAGTTCTCTTTGTCCTTGCGTTGTTATGATCGCGTTATCTCCGTCGGCTTCGACCGTTTCGGAGTCTTGTCCCTCCATAACAAGGGGCGTAATGAACTTAATCGTCCCATAGTTCCCGGACTCGGGTCTCGGTCCCGCTTGGTCTTCAAAAATAAAAGGCGAAACGCCCGTCGCTTCTTCAAGAATCGAGACAAGGGCGACTTTAAGAATGTCGAATCGAATCTCGGACATTATGTTTCATCCTTTTTTAAAATCGCTATGGTTTTATAATGGGGAATGACGTCCTCATAGCGGCGGACTTGGGAGACTTCCCATTCTCGCCCGTCATAGAGGACCACGTCGGCGTCGCATCCCTTCTCTTGAGTTCTTAACCGCTCGTTCGTGTATATTTTCAAAGCGGCTTCAATATGAGAGCCGAAGACCTCACGAATCAAAATGATATTTCGCTCCGGTTGAATGTTTCCGGCGACGCTTATTTCTTCGGTTTGGTCTTGGAGGATTCTCCCCTCGACATAGCGAACGGGGCCACGTCTTAAAACCTTAATGGTTCGATTCATGAAATACGTTTTCTTTTTCAAGACTCGACCTCCCAAGCGATAGCGTTTCGGAGACGCCCTTCGTCGATTAAGGGATTCGACGAGCCTTTTTTCGCAATGGTTGAAGGCGCGTTCGGCGGGTCTTGGAGTGTCGTAATTTTGATAACGATTCGCGCGCGAAGCCATTCCCCCATTAACCCAAGGGCTTGTCTCGGATTCATTGTCCCGGCGGCTATT